CGACGTGATCCGCATGGCGCGGGAGGCGGGGCTGGAAATCGTGCATTTCACTAGCACTCCAGAAGCAATTGAACGCTTTGCCTCCCTTGTCGCCGCAGCCGAGCGCGAGGAGTGTGCAAAGCTGATTAAAAGGCTCTGTGTTTTTCCTTACGAGTCAAACACTTAACCCAAACCGTCTACCAATCCCCGATTTCCGACCATAGGATTTATGCGGTTGGTGGCGGGTCTGGTAGACGCCGGATCTGGTCGAACCACTGTATATAAACCCACTCTGTATCTACGTATACACCGCGTTGCGCAGCGCGGTATACTGCAACCGTCGAAAGCAACAACGGAGACCGCACAATGAAAACACTGAATACCTACGTAAGCGCCATGAGCTTGGAGTTGTATGAGGACTGTCCCAAAGCGGTGTTGGCGGCTATCGCTGTAAGCGCGCTCACTATTGGTGGCGATCAATTAGACAAAGCCGCAGCGCGGATTGCACAGGAATGGCAAACGCTGCACGCGGCTGGGGTTGTCGCGCAGCCGCCTACTAAACAAGCGCGCGACCTTCTCGCACAACATGCCCGAGCCTAGCCGCCGAGCCGCACGTACTGCGCCTGCCCTGCGGGCGCACTGCGAGACGCTTAACACAACGGAGACCGAACATGAGCAACGCAGAAGCATTCCGAGAAATGCTGCTCGATTTTGAACGAGCGCATCAGCAGCGACTTAAAGCCGCCATCTCAAAAGACCCAGCGGCACATCGCGACACGACACTGATGGGCGAGGACGGTCTGCGGTGGCGGTACTGGCGCGTGCCGACCTCAAAGTCGTCTTACGTCGCCTTTTGTTACGCCACGACGAAGAACGCTGCGGGTTACTACCTTACATGGCAGGAAACGGTGAACAGCAAAGGAGTCGGGACGCGTGAATTTATTCGCGGGCACAAGCTGCGCCGCGACGCGAAAGAGTCGGCCATGAAGAGTCGCGATCGATTCATGGCAGATCATGACAAAGGCTAACCCCGGCCGCGACCTGGCCCTGCTTCGTAAAACCGAGCGCAAGCCCTGCGTGGAGTGCGGGAAAGCGTTTGTGGCTAGGCTCAACGCTGTCTACTGCACGGACGCCTGTAGGCAGCGAGCGAGGTACAGGCGAGAGCGCGGTTAGGGGTACTCTGCGGCCAGCAGAAGTTCGAGGTAATGGATCGCTTTCTCGATGTCCTGCCTGCCGTTTTTTGAAGCGTGGCGGCAGATGTACTTGATGGCGTTGCCCTCGTACCAGCCGATCCGGTTCTTGTGGATGAACTCGGACGGTTGAATAGCCATCGTGCGGTAGTGGTCGCCGCCGATTTGTTTCTCGCGGGGGTCACTCACGCTTGATGATCTTCGGCAGGTTCTCGTCGAAGACGACAATGTTGCGGGTGCCGTTACCGGCGTCGCGAGATCCGGCGTCGAGGTAACGGATGCCGGGGATGCCGAGTTCGCGCAAGTGGCGAGACGCTGCTGTCTGCGATGAATTTTCTGCCGCATAACCCGACAGATGAGGGGGCTGGTCTTGCGTAAACCGCCCCGTTAGCGCCCGATAAAACTCCCCGCCGTTCTGGTAGTGGTCGTCAATTTTTCCTGACTCGAAAAGGCGCGCAAGTCGTTTGTCGGACATCAACGCTTTGCGCACCGACTCGGGCTGCTGACTCAGCGGCGCGTCCCAGTCCAGCATCTGCGCGACCGCCTCGTCGGGGATCTCGACGGTGTAAAGGGCCCCCGGCTGCTCTCCCATTTTTAACGTCACAGCGCCGGGTCTAGACAATTCGTCTCGCAAGGCTTTCGCGTGCGCTACCCCGTCCGGCCACTCCGTCGCGTAGTCTTTAATGCGGTCGTCGAGTTTCTCCAGCACTAGTCGCTGCACGGCAGCGTCCCCGCCGACGTTGTACTGCGCGACGAGTTCGTTCTCGTCAATCAGCACGTCCTCGATCATTGAGGAATGGATGTTCTCGCGAGTCGAATTGCCGCGCGGCGAGTAATCGAACCCGTTGAACTCGCCAACTGTTTTTGTGCCGATCTTCAGCCGTTCGATTGGCGCTCTGTCCGCTAGCCTGCTCCGATACTCCTGCGCGACACCAGGATTCTCAGCAAAGTAGAGGCCGTGCCCGTAAGCCTGCGCGCCCTCGCCCGTCCCGACCTTGCTCATGTCGAACTTAGAGAACCTGTGCGGCGAGCCGTGGTAGGCATTCATCCCGAGCGCGTTGCGCGGCACGCCCTTCGTCGCAGCACTGGCACCCAAGCCCGAGCCCATGAAGTTAAGGCCAAAGTTGAGCGCGTCTTCTTCCGTGACCTGCCCGCCTCGCATCGCGTAACCGGGGGCCAAAGCGGCTTTGGCAAACTCGTTCACGAGTGCCGGGGCCAGCCATTCACCGGACGCAGTACGCCGAGGGAGCAGGTTCAGTCTCTCGTCATTGCGCCATTGCTCGAGGCCCGTCTTCTGCTGAACATACGCGCCGAGATTCGGCGGCAGTCTGCGCAGAGAATTAGTCGGTGCGGGTCGGCGCGCGAGCGCGTTTGAGGGCGTGTCCATCTGCGCGTTCGGTTGCATGGCGTTGTTCATCGGCATGGCTAGACCCCATAGGCTGCGAAAATGAGACCGACGTTCGCAATCGCGTAGGCGAAGAAGGTCAACGATAGGGGGTAGTTACCCTGCACGAAGGCAAGGTCAAGTGCGGTGAGCACATACATAAGCGTCGCTACCGTCATCGGGATGATTCCCATCACGCTACCCTCTCGTTCTTCTGCCACACAACAGCACCGTCATCGAGGACGGTGACCAATTCCGGCGGTTGCAGTTTTCCGTCACGGAACTCAAACACGACAAACCCGCTACGCCAGTCGAGCGGGTTGGCTTCTGTGTAGCCAAATTGAGGCCCGAGCGGTTCAGCGAGGCACCCAAGGTCAACACCCCAGCGCGTACCCTTGGCATCTGTTACGGGATATGACCGCTGGCTGTGCAGGTGCCCTGTCGCAATCGACATGCCGGATCTCAAGGCATTGTTGAACGTGGCATGTTGGCCGCCTTTGTATCGGTGCATCACGAGAAGCTCGTCGTTGATCCGTAACGACCATTGGAACTGCCAGCCAGGGAAATGTGACTCGACCGCCTCGGCCACCATCCCGCGAAACTCTGGCGCGTTGCGGGCGATGTACGCGAACGGACGAATGCAGTGATTTCCGAGGTTGTAGTACAGACTGCACTTTGAGCCTGCGGCCTTTCGGATCTCGGCCATATGCACACGGCAGGCGTGCAGTTCGTCGTCGATTGACGGGGTGTGCTCTAACCCATTCGGGTCGTGTCTAGAAATCGACGCGCCATCGATGATGTCACCGTTCGCAATGATGGCCGCAGGCTTGGCCGCTTTGATGACTCTGAGCAACGCCTCGTGCGCAGCGCTCTTTTGCGTTTCCCACCAGTGCGCGTCCGAGAAAGCGATCACGCGGCCGTCAGGGATCTCGACCCGCGTCTCTCTCGGATAGACCGAGCCGTAGGTCTGTGAGTTGCCACGCCCTCGAAGACCGAGTTTTCTGTACCAGCTGGCGACCGTGCTCGTGAGTCCACCAATCGCTGCCGCAATCGCTGCGACATTTCCAGCGTGCTGCGCCCACAGCTCGAGCAGTTCTTCCTTCGGTGGCGCGATGCTACGCGCGCCGCCCTTCCCGGTCCCTCGCAGACCGATGGCTCGATACCAACTGTTGACGGTGGGAGGCGGTCTGCCGATGGCGTCGGCTATGCGGAGCATGTTGCCGCTGTGCTTCTCGTGTAACGCGCGTAACTCAGCCTCACTCGGTCGTGTCATGCTTTAGCTCGCTAGTTTCAACGCGGATCGTGGTCGGCTCGAGGGGCACGAACTCGACGGCCCAGCCACCGGCCTCATCGACGGCAACGCTTGCCAGTCGTTTGCAGGTCCAATCGGGGCACGCAGGAACCCGGCCGCAGAACTGACACGCGGGCGGGCCGGGCAATTTGCGGACGCTCACGGCCGCTCGAGACGGCCCGCGATTGTGGCGACACTTACACGGACTTGAGACAGCGCGTCACCAAATTCGTCGAACTTGCTCGAGACCTGACGACGCAGTTCCCGGTCGTCCTCAATCCTCGATTCCAGTTGACGCAGCAACGCGGTTAGATCGTCCTTGTTGGCTTTTCGCGCGTCGATCTCGTCGATGCGCTCGATGGCTCTTTTGCCGAGAAATCCCATCAGCATCACCACGGCGGCAAGCAACGACTCGGTGATGTGCTCTGTAAGCCACTGCACATCATGCCGCCTTGATTTTGCGACTCGCGGACCAGATGAGCCCGCCAATCGTCACCGCCACCGTCGCCACCTGCGTGAGAGCGTCATCACTCATCGAGAGCCCCAGCGGACCGGCCGCTGTCATTGCATGACGCAAGAGTGCTAACACCAGTTGAATGACCAGCGCCTTGTCCATCGTCGTCTCCTCGAATTGAAATTCGCCTTCGGTCGCAGCCGCTGCCGCTTCCGCCTTTTTTCGTTGTCTGCGTGCGCGGACTCGCTGCACGGGCTTAACCAACAGCCACAGTTTCGCTACGGTGATCGGGTCCACGTTCCGCTCCTCATCGCGTCCGCTAGTTTCTTTCCACGTCGTCCGACCTGTCCGTACCACTTGCTCGAGACAAGCTCGGCCGCCGCCGCCGCATAATCCCCGCGAGTGATCGCGGCGTTCGCCTTAGCAAACTTCCGCCAGCCTGGAGCGCCGAGATTGAATACGAGATCGCAAACCACAAGGCGACGAACGTCATCAAGAGCAGTCCAGTAAGGCAAAGTGCTGCACGTAGATAGAACAGACTCAATGTCTCTCCCCAGCAGGTAGTCAATCTCGTCATCCCGCAGCCCCACGTCGTCGAGATTGCGGCCGCACCCGATGGTGAGCTTGCCGACCGTGTCGCGGTAAGGTTTAGATCGACGACCCTCGGCCCACTCGAGGTGGGCGCGGAGTTCGGTCTCGAGATCCATCAGAGGTATTCGATTCCGACGTACCCGGCGTGATTGTTCGCGCCGGAGGTCTTGCGGAAATAAATCCGGCCCTCGGTCCACGATCCGGCACCGACCTTGAAGGCCGACCCTATCGCCGTTCCGACATTTATCACTGCCTCGAAATAACCGGAACTGGGATTAGTCGTCGCAATCGTCGCGGCCAGCACGCCGTCCGTGGCATATGCGAAAGTGCCAGGCACAGCCCAGTCGGCATTGTCCTTGACGATGTAGACCTCGTAGGTCGTGGTCTCTGTGCGGCGCGTGAAATCCTTGAAGATGAACGCCTTCAACGGTCGCGCGTGCTTCGGCAGTTTGAACTTCACGTCCGTCATGCCAGACGTGAGCAGAGAGATCTCGTAGATCATCCGCCGAGGTTGAGCGACCTGCAGACCATGACCGAGGTGGTCAATGTTCGCCATGTCATCGAGCGCGAGGAAGCTGTCGGTAGGGATCGAGTACGTGTGGCCGGTCTTCGGTCGCGAGTCAATCAACACCCTGCCAAGCCGGTTGGCTGAGTAAGTCCCGTATGCACTTGACGTGTTGACGTTAAGCGTGACGTGGCTCGTGTCTCTAATGATGACGCTGCCTTGAGAACCGGCAAGCGTTGCGCCTGCGTATGCGGTGAACCCGTCCGTTGGGTATTGCTGAATGATTAGTTCGGCAGTATTCAGAACGTCGAGGCCGTCGCACAGGAACGTGAGCCGCCCTGCGTAACGTAGCAGGTCTATCGTCTGCCCGAATCCGTTGGCCTGTCCGCCACGGATGCAGATCGAAACTTCCTGCGCGGCGTTTTTGGTTCCGGCGACCTGCTCGAACAGCACGCCGTTGTGCGTACTGCGCCACTCAAAGCGCACGTTGCTGAACTCAACCCGTGCGCCTTGGAATAACGTCGTCCCGGCAGAATCGTAGTATTGCTTGTAGAGCTTTCCTCTGCCAATGATTGATCCGCCAATAAACTTGAAATCGCCGCCCGCTCTGTCGTCGATGAATGTGTACTGCTCTCCCACGTCGTCGTTCTCGAAATCAGTCGCGACAAACGTGTTATTCACGCTCTGGATGTTCTCGCAGATGATCCCGGTGCGGACGTTGTAGAACTTGCAGTTCAGCCACAGCCCTTCAGAACACCAAGAGTGATTTGTTCCGACTAGAGGCGTGGCGGACGTGAGCCATATGCCCGTCTTGAAGTTCGTGAAGTCACAGTCCACGAACTCGTTCTTCCAATTCGCTCCCGCGCCACCTGCGCCCGTCAGTTCGTCCTTAATCTTGATGCCGATGCAGGTGTTCGGCGTGCCGTCGTAGAACCGAATCCCGACGAAGCGGGACCGCGAACTGGTGTTCGTCAGATCAATCACCACTGTGTCCGACGCTGCGCCGGAGATCGTGATCGAGACCTCGCGTTTCGTTTCGGCGTGAACGTCCGCGTAGAGCGGGACCGATAGCGTGCCGTTGATTGTGTACGCGCCATTAGGGATGAACCCACGGTGGCCGGTTGAGACCATCGCGTTCCAGGCGGAGACAAAACCGCTTGACGTGGTGATGGTGCCATAGCGTCGGATGTCGCCGGGCTCGTATCCGTAATCCGTTGGTGTGACACCTGCGGTGACTTCAGCCGCCGTGCGCGGGTACAGGGCTCGACCGATCTCGTCCTGCGTGAGCGAGTCGCTCACCGGATCCACGGTGTAGATCAACGCGCCTGCCGAAGTCTTCCACGTCAGCTTGTACGTGACCTCGGGGTCGAGCCAGATCGGCTCGAACACACCGTCCGCATCTGCCTCGACGGGGTTTGCGTGCGTGATCGTGAGACCTGAATTGGTGTACACGTCCGCAGGGGTCGTGGTCCCGGTGACGTAGAAGTACAGTTTCGAGCCCGCATAGGTTTGCGAGCCCGAGACCGCAACCGGCTTCGGGAGACGGAATAGTGAGGGCATGTTAGGTCCCGCTTATGGGTGCAGATATTTCCCACTCAAGGTGGGCGCGGAGTTCGGTCTTGAGGTTCATTAGGCGCTCTGGCTCTTGATCGCCCAGCCAAACCGATACCAGGCCAACGTGACCCGACCAGCCGTAGCGGATGCAAAAGTCACTATTGACGATCCGCCAGAGGAAACGATGTCAAGCGTGTACGCGCCGAGACCCGTACGAATAATCGTTATCTCAAGCCCGTTGAAGGCGTTGTTTTGCGCGCTACCTGAAATGCTCGGCAGCGTGACTGTTCGGTTCGCGGTTAGCGTGGTGTCATATCGGATGATCGTCGCGTCACCGATTGCCCATGTGTAATTCGCATCGCCCTTGTCGTTTGAGACGCGCGGCTCGGCCCAGCTATCTACTCGAACTGCATCGGCGCCCGACGTTGACGTGGCCTCTGTGAGATAGATGTTGGTTATGATCTCAGAGGGACGGATGTAGCCGATGCGCGCTCCACGCACAGGAGCGCCGCTCGACGATGCGCCCTGGGCGATATACAGCCGCCCGCTTGTGATCGTAGTGTCCGGCAATTCCAAGATGTTGATGTCATACCGCCCGTTGCCAGAACTAAAGCCGAGGATGGTGACCGGGTTCGTTCCGCCCGGATTGATCGTCACAGTTCTAAAATGCAGCAGCCCGACGTGCATGCGCGAGTCTGGGAAGTCGAACAATCTTGCGCCAGATGTTGTGTACGTTCCGACTTCCAGCTTGAACGCCTGGCAGTCTATCGTCGTACCCTCGCCCGCGTTGATAAGGCGCGGCCCGTTCGGCGCGTTGTTGATCTCAATATTCGCCATCGTCGTGTTGGCGCACCCGACGAGGTTGAAAATCGACTCGGACGCTTCGACCGAATCAGCCAGAATGTAGATGTGTCCGAAACGGCCGTTCGGATGCCCTAATGACGACGTATCGCCCAGGTAAAAGAACGACCCGGAGACGTTCTGGCCCATCGTCACCCGGTCAATGTTGAACCCCCACACCGCTGCGCCGTTGCTATTGTCGTGAGCAAAGCACCGATAGGCGTTGTCGATGTGAACGTCTTGCACTGTGAAATTGTAAAAACCGGCTCCCGGCGTTCCCGTGTCGCACATGAACGAGAACGCCACCGATCCCGACTGAGCAGACGTTTGTGCGCTGCTGTAATCGAGTCGCAAAGACTCAATAGTCCATCCATGCGTGTTCGCGGTCGTGAACCGGAGAATGCGCTTATTGTTCGTGTACTGCTTAATGATCGTCCCGCCGCGCGACTGGCCGCGAATCTTCCATCGGGCGGCGAAAGGGATCAGTAACTCGTCGGTGATTTTGTACGTGCCGTCAGGCAAATATAGTTCTCCGCCTGTCAGCGTAAGACAGAGGTCCATGGCAGTTTGAATCGCTGCCGTGTCGTCCGTTGTGCCGTTACCGGCCGCGCCGTACCGCCGGACATTCCCCGGCGCGTATCCGTAATCCGTTGGCGTCACGCCCGCAGAAATCTCGGCAGCGGTGCGGGCGTAGACCGGCTCGGCACTCGGCACCGTGTCCACCTGATAGATCTGCACCCCACTGGAGTCGGTCAGCTTCACCCGGTACTGCCACACGGAGGGATTCAGGTAGATCGGCGGGAACACGCCCTCGGAGTCGGCCTCGACGGGGTTTGAGTGCGCTACATCGAGTGCGGGCGTCGTGTAGACATTCGCGGGCGTGGAAGTACCTGTCAGGTAGAAATAGAGTTTCCCTGCGGGCACGACATCGCCGTTGTCGAGCGGCACCTGTTTCGGTAGGGCAAAGAGTGTTCCTGCCATTTTTGTTCCTACTTCAGAGAATTGCTCGGCGGGTCGGAGTAGATAGAGCGTGGCTTGAGTTTCGTGGTCTTCGGAGGCGACATAGACACGCCCTTCCCTGGCGCGAGAGCATTCCCGACTTCACGGCGCAACGCTCGCTCCTCAAACAGTCGCTTTGCGAAGGTGCCCACAGGTATCCCGTGCGCAGCGTAATTCGCCGCCCCTTCCGCTGCCGACGCGCCGACTTTGGTGGCGGCAGAGACAAAGGTGTTCGAGTTGTTGATGTAGCTGCCTCTCGGTTGCGCAGTCGAGTAGGTTGCGACATTGCGCAGCCTGCCCAACGTCTCCGCCGTGTCAGCGTCGAAAATGAGCCCCGCCTTCGGGTCAAGCTGCCTGAGAGCTTTTGCAAACCCGGCCGCGCTGAAGTTGCCAGAGTAATTCGGGTCGAGGCGTGCGGCATCGCGCAGATAGTCAAGCACTGCGACCGCAACGGTCTGGCGCGCGCCCGGCACGGATTCCACAGCGGACATCAGTCGCGACACGTCGTCACGCGCAGCACCGAGAACAAACTTCTGCACAAACTTGTCCGCTGATATGGATGACTCCACCGCTGCTGAGTAGGCAGGGTCGGCCTCAAGCTCCGCAAACCGCTCGCGCGCCGCGCGTCTGGCAGCGTCCGCAATCGGTTTTAACCGTTCTACGCCGGAGCCGGGGAACAGCGGCACGTCCTCCAGTGCTTGCAGCATGATCCTGGCGGCGGCCTTCTCGTTGCCGTTAGATGAGGACCGGATGGTCGCCGCGAGATTGCTTCGCAGCGACTCAAACTGCTCAAACGTCATGTTCTTCGCTGCGGCGAAGGCTTTCAACTGACTCATCTCGACGGCGGGCGCGAACTCGTACTTGAGCTTCTTGTGCAGGTTCTCGGTAGCGTCTCGCAGGATCGCGTTAGCATCGACCGGGACACGGCCGCCGAACTCGTCCTCAAGCCGCTTATACAGTGCGCGGATGTTTGCGTTTCTGGCTTCGTCGATTTTTCGGTAGGCAGCAAGCAGCGTATCGCCGTGCTCGACCATGTTGGTCGTGAACACGTCCTCGCCTACTCGATCCCGAAGAGATTGCAGGTTTTCCCCGAGCCTCTTGTTAGTCTCAGCCATCCGATAGGCAAGCTGCGGTCGATTGCCGCGCAGGTTTCTCTCGTTGGAGAGCGCCACGATGTCTTGCGTCGCCTCTCCAGTCGTCAGCGCAATCGGTACCGGCAGTGACTCGGCCTCGATGTAGCGTTGAATCGCCTCGCGGTTGAGCGGCACGCCTCTGCGCTCCGCTGCTTGGACAGCAGCGCGCAGTTCTGGGGACGCGCCCTCAAGCGAGATCGCTGCGGCCGATGCCCCGACAGAATCGTTGGACGCCAGCCCGCCCCGGCCCACGGGCTCGGGCGCTGCGTTCGGTGCGTTCAGGCTCGTGCGCCGAGCGGTTTGAGACAACAGCCTCGGAGCGCCGAATGCCGCTACGTTCAACACAGACCCGGCGAAATCCCGCACCTCCGGCCCCGCGAACTGCTCGACAATGTTGCCGAGAGCCCGCGTCGCTTGCGGGATGTAGGTCGCCTCTAGCGCCCTATTGAGCCCACCGGCAACCATCTCGCCCTGCGGCGTGCGGAGTCGGTCATCGCGGACCAGACCTTGATCTGTCGCGATCTGCTCGCGAGCACGCTGTTGTGCCCCCAGGTAGGTGTCGTCGGGCATAATCGCCCCGGCGAGCCCTGCGAGCGACGACACTGGCGCGTTCACCATTGAGCGCGCCGAACTGACCGCAACATCACCGACGCCGATTGCTGCGTCCTTTAATGCTTGCGGAGAGGTGAGCAAGTCGCGACGAGTGCGGATGTCTGGAGGCCCAACGAATTGACGCGGAGCGTCCGGCACAAATCGCGATTTTGGTCGTTGGTCAGGTATGAAAGGCATTACTGCCACACTCCTGTGACTCCGCCAATATTGATGCGCGTGCCGCTCGTGATCTGGCCCGCCGCCGCCGCTGCTTCAGCTTCGGCCTCAGTGTTGAACGTCGGCATCTGCTGGGCACCAAACGCTTCGGCAGGATTCGGGCCGACAATGTCGTTCTCAGTGAATCCGTATTGTTTTGCGTATTGAGCGTAGCGGGCGCGCTCCTGCTCATACGGGAGCCTCAGAGCCTCAACCTGTCCTTGTAGAGCGTTGAGGATCTCCGCTCTCATTTTCGGGGTGAGTCGTCCTTCGCCTGTTATCTGACTGTTGACGGCCGCCGCCATCTTTTGCAGCCACGGCGATGCGTTCATCGATAGCTGTAGCTCGCCCTCGCGCACGACGCTCGTCGGATCGAAAATCTTGCCGAGCGCGTAGATGACTGAAAGGTCGCCCGCCATATCATTCGCAGCGTTCTTCGCGCGCTCAAATATTGGCAACACGGCTCTGTAGGTTTTGACGGGGGGAGAGTCCTCTAGTTCTTTCCGCAATTGCATGCTGTCTCGGAACGAGTTCACGTCTCCAGTCTTAGGAGGGCCATCGGCAATCTTGTTGCCTTGGGCATCGAACCTTGCCTGCCCCTCGCCAAGGGTAAACCCATCGACAGGCTTGTCCCGCCCTGATGCGATCAGACGCCCCTGCGAATCGTATCGAGCCTGCCCTTCGCTAAGGGTAAACCCTTCCGGTTGGGACAGTTCCCCGCCATACACTCTGACGTTGTCGAGGGCCTGTTGACGGATTGAGTCGTCGTTGTCGTTGGGATCGATCCGAAGGTGCTCGTCGCCAAAACCAACACCCTTCGCGGCCGCAATAAAACTCGGGTCTGACAATGCGCGCTGATACAGTCTGAGCGGTTGATCGGACTGCGCGATGGCGGATGACCAACGCCCAAACACTCCGCGAGCGTTCGCAGTCTGCTGCTCAGAGAGCGCCTGCCGCTGCTGCGCGGCGGCCTCGTCCTTGAGATCAATATCTTGCCGCAGGGCTCTCTGCTCGAGCGGGGCTGCGTCCACGCGATTCTGCGCGAGCGCGTTTGTTAACCGCTCACGCTCCATCATCGTCGGATTGAACCGGGGGGAGTTCTGGGCGAGGAAGTTGGCTACATCGACGGGCATTAGAGCACCCTCTGTTTAATGCGCGGCATTCAGCCGCCGAATGTTGACCAGAAGTCGTAGTTGTCACGCTTGGTGCGAGTGCCACGGCTCGCGCCGTATCCATCGTAGAGAGCGTTCTGCAAGGCGCTGGTCGTGTTTAGCAATCCGCTGGCCCGCGCGTCACCCCTCGCCATCATCGCGTTGCCCGCGAGTGAGGCGTTGTTGGTGCCTGCGTTCGCGTTCTGCGCGTTCGCAGTCTGGCCCGCGCCCATCATGTCGAATTGACGGTTGAACCAGTTCCCGAACTCCCCTGCGGCGAGGTTGCTGTTGTATTCGGTCAACGCCTTCAGAGCGTTGCCAGAGAACGCGCCACCTCGAGCACCAAAATAGTTCCCGATGTTCTTCATGCCCTGCTGCTGCCGGAATTGGTAATCCGGCGAGGCGAAGAACGCTTCGTAGTTCGGCGCACTCATTGGCGCGGGCTGGTTCACTTGGCCCTTGTTGCCACCGATGGGGGTGCCGCCCGCCCAACCCGTCCCGGCGTTCCAGTTGATGTCACTGAAATTCGCCGCAGGACGGATCGCGCCCCAATTCGACGCGATGAAGTTCTCGACCCCTTCGCTCATCTGCGGCTTGCCGCCAATCGCCGACCAGTTGATGTCGTTCCAGTTCGCGGCCGAGCGAACCTTGGGGAACAGCGACGCAAGGGTTAGATAATCGCTCTGAAGGAACGGCGAGTTCCCGTACGCTGCTTGCGACGGATCGCTCCCCCCGTACCCGTACATCGACGACAGCGTCCCCGCCGCCTGCGCCCCGAGGTTGGTATACGGCGCGTTCGCCTGCCGGGTGTAGTCGTACACTTTATTCGAGAGCGCGCTCGCGCTCGCGGCAGCGTCTTTCTGGGCGTCCGAGGCCTTTTTACCGCCGAGGATCTGCGTGGCGGCGTTAATGCCAATCGCGGCCAAAATTGGAAACGGCATAATGTTCTCCGAATCAGGCTGTGAGCCCGAGAGTGACCAGCGCAGCGCGCAAATTGTTGATGGCGTTCTTGAGAGCGGTGAGGCTGTCGTTGATGTCCCCATCCGCACCGCTGCCGGTGATCGTGGTCACCGATACCAGCGAGGTTGCCGGCCTTGCCACGGGCGTCGTCCCGTAGAACCCCACGTTGCCGCTAAACTGTACTGATTGTGAGAATGCCCACGACACCGCTTGCACGAGCGAGACGACCTGTGTCGGGGTCAGTTGTTGTAGGGTGCCATCCGTGGCGAGGCGACCGAGAATCCTGTCTGCGGTCATTTCCTGAAACTTGGCGAGCGTGACTGAGTTGTCGATCAGTTCAGCCGTGCCTACTGAATTGTCGTCAGCCGCTAAGACCTGCTCTTTGCACCACTTCGCGCTCTGGCGCGAGTCCATGCTCGAGAACGGGATCTGTCCCGGCTGTAGCTTCGGCACTAGAGTCGGCCTCCGCGCGCCTCAAGCACCGTGTCGGTGAGCGTCACCGAGACGGGGTCAGAGATCGAGGCCCGATATACACGCTGCTCACTCGAGCCTAGTGAGTGCCACACGACGCGGTGTGAGTACTCTCCGAGTCTTCCTAGCGTCTGGTTCGGCAGGGATGTCCAGGTACGTCCACCGTTGTCCGAGTACTCCAGCATCACCTCAGGGTCAGACCCCTGCCCGGTGGTCAGACCCACACCACTCTCGAACACCATCTCGAGCCGGTCGTGGAACACCCGATGCTGCTCTGCATACACGGGTTGATAGGTCCACTCCATTCTCTGGGTCGTTTCCAGTTCTGCAAACGTGTGCGGGTCGAGTTGACCGATAGCGTTGCTAGTCGTGCTGCCGACCAGGATCACACCGTTGAAGCTCACCGCACTGCCCCAGTTCCACGTGGAACTGCCGTAGCTCTCACGCTCGTGCCACAGCCCGGTAGTAGCGTCGTACACGAACGTCCCCTCGGTGAGCGCGAGCACGTAGAAGAAGTGCCCGTCCTGGCTGTACGTGAACCCTCTCGCGCTTGAGATCGTCGAGTCCACGATCTTCTGCTCTACCGCATGAGTCGAGACCCGTACCGGCGTGATGCCCTCGAGTCGGCGGACGGTGTAGTCACTGGCAAGCCAGAAGATGCTGTTGTCGAGCTTGGCTATCGAGCGCCCATTCAAGCACCCGATCTCAGCGTACCCGTTCACCGCTCGCGCGAAGGGGAAGTCGCCTGCACTGGGATCGTTGTCCCAGATCTCGACCGAGTTCTCACCGAACAGGCACGCCTGCAAGTGATCGGCTTTAAGCCCGACCAGTTCATCGGGCCCGCCTTCAGCGGTTGCGAAGTTGAGCGCGTCAAAGTCGGTCGCGGTCCCTATATCAGCCCCGAAGAACCGGCCCGAATCAGGCTCCCGAAAGAGCAGCCAGTTCGATAGGAACTCCACGTCCCCCGCGCCTCGAGAGGTGTAATCAGCGTCGGTGATCTGCCCAAACGTGGTCCCGTCCCAGTAGTAGGCGTTGGGCTCGTTCACCACCACCACCGAGTCGGTGTTGCTGTCGATGTCGATGTTGCCCGGTGTACCGATAGACCCGAGCAGCGTCGAGACCTTATTCGTGTCGATCTTGTACAACGACGATCCCGAGACCACGAACAGTTCACCGAGTGCGGAGTGCATGGCAGAGATCGGGCCGTTGCCTACGGTGGTCCACGCCTTCACCCCCGGCGCGCGACTGAGCAGCACCGGAGCCCGTGACCCCGGCGGCAGCATCTCCGAGAACGCATTCACCACACGCACGGGACTAGCAGGGCGGGAGCGTAGCTCGTAACTCGCCAGCGGCAGAGGAATCCTAGCCACTGGTGATGTCTACCCTGACCGCATGCCCCTCACCGAGCGAGATGTTGAGGTCCATCGGTCGCATCTTCTCCACGGCCGTCTTGCGAATGACCTGCCCCCACGCCTCGTCGATCTTGGCGGCGAGTTCCTGGGAGATCGTCGAGCCGTAGACGGTCGCAAGCTCCAGCGCCAGCTTCGCCTTAACCCCACGCTCCGACCACTTCGGGATCGGGCAGTCGTCGGTAGTGGATGACTGCGCGTAATACCCCAGATCGATGCCGTCCTCCGTCGCAGCCTCGAGCAACTCGTTCAGCTTCCGTAACCCATGCGCGCCCTGCTCGGCGGACGGAGTAGCGATCTCCGAGATCACGTTCAGTTCCCTAAGGGCGTCGGAGATGATCTCGAGGTTAGTCGCCATAGCTCACTCTCGACGGCTTGATCGCCTGCAACACAAATTGGAACTGATGCTGCCCTTTATTGGCAGCCACACAGTCAAAGTCGGCTTGGTACCAATACCGGAAGTCGGTCATTGCGGTGGGCTTGTCCACCGGCTTATCGATCTGGTTGATGTATTCCTGCTGGTTCAGGAACACCAAGCTACCGTCCGTGATGACCCGCTTGTGCGAGGGATCGCCCCACGCCCACGGAGAGTCCCACATCGGGACCGTCGCCATTAGGTAACCGTTGGGCTTTAACATCCGCCACAGGTCCGCGAACTGTTCGAAGAAGTACCGGAAGTCGCCTTGCTGGCCCGTGTGCTCGAGCACCTCGTAAGCGTGGATCTCATCGAACACGTTGTCCGCGAACGGCAGCGGCAGCTTCTCCATGTCCCACAACACGTCGGGCTTGTTGTCCGGGTTGTGATCGACCGTGACTAGGTTCTGCCACTCCTGCGGGCCGTTCGGTGCGCTGATGCGCTTCTGTCGCAATCTGCCCGCGCCCAGCAGGAGATGGTTGACCGTTGACGGTTCTACAAAGAACTCGCGCTCAAACTCAGGCTTCCACATTGGCTTTCTCCGCCGCTTCCTTTGCCATGATTCTTTCTGCATCTCGGATCAGGAAGTCGTGCCAGTTGCCGGTGTAGTCCTTGTTGTGAGTGAAGGTGAAGTCGGGGTAGCACCAGATGTAGTCGTTGAACTGTTCGCAGTAGTCCTTCGACCACGCGAAGTCCTCACCGACGAACTTGCCGTCCTCTTGCATGTACGTGTGAAACAGCCTCGGCGTCGGCGGCTGCGGTCGGTGCGGGTTGCTGTCGATGATCTTCGGAGCCTTCGCCGCCATCTTCTCGATCACCGATCTCTCGATGCAGAGGAATCCTGTGGCTACACGATCACACATGATCCAGTCGCCACGCATCTCGAGACCCTTGCCGCCCTCCCCTACCACGAAGCGCATGGGGTACTCCTCCGGCGTCTGGCGCTTTGGATATGCGCCAGCACACACCGGGAGGCCCGCAGTAGCGAGCGAGATGAACGCTCGCGACTCCCACTTCAGATCGGAGTCAATGAAAAACAGGTGCGTGCATTCAGTCTCGAGGAAGAGCCTCGCGAAGATGTTTCTCGCTAGGTCGATAAATGCGCCGTTGCCCATCACGCACGCCGTGGTCTGTATCCCGGTGAGGGCACAGTCACGGAACGTCTCGGCTAGAGACTGCGCGAAGTCAGCGTTCACCTTGCCGTCGTAGGCAGGTGTCGCGATGAACGCATGGATCTTCTTCGACTCGAACGGCTTTTGGCCGTCAGGAACCCGGTTTGGGAATGCCAATCAGTCCTCCTCGAACTCACCACAGTAACCAATCACCACGACCTCATGGCCGTGGCGCTCAAACTTGAACCCTTTCGGATGCACCTCTTCGATGAGGTACGCCTTCAGCTCCTGATAATGGCGCTCGGCGTCTTCGCCCTCCGCTATCAGGCGGCGGGCGTTGTAGATGTTCTCGACTTTAAGATGCATCCGAAAAGGGGCGACTGTTTCCAGCCGCCCCCCAAGCCCTAATTAGGGCGCGTAGAACGAACGAACCGCGAGTTCGGGGTACAGCGGCGCGAAGCCCCAGTAGATGTCAAAGCGCGTCGCAACCGTATCGGTCGCAGCCGCCCACTGACGTGCCAGGCGCATCGAGATGCCGTCCATCGAATCACGCGCACCCCAGGCACCGAACTTCGAGACATCCACGAGGTCCACCGTCGCGAACGCGAAGGCATCCTTGTGCATCTGGATGTTCTGGCCGTAGGCAGTGCTCGCCACACCAAACATCGTCACGGTCATGTTGTCCGTGTCGGCCTTGGTGTTAACGCAGTTCTGGTAGGGGTTACCAGATCCAGTGATGACACCAGGGGAGACCGTCGCCGTGTACGTGTTCGCCTGAGTCGTCAGCGTCACGTCAGCCGTGACAACGAACTTCTTCAGGCGACCGAGCGATGTCTTCGTCTCTGGGTGGATGTCCACGATGCCCGCCGCGACCGTGCCGAAGGTGAGAATGTCGCCCGCCTTCAAAGTCGTGAGCGACGTTGCGCCGTCAATCGGTACGCCCGTGGTAGCAACGTAGGAAGCCGCCGTCGTGCTCGTGCTCCACGACGCACCGGTCGTCAGCGGCGTGCCCGCGAGGGAGCCGGTCGTGTGCGTCGGGATGAACGTGTTCTCGTAGACCGAGAACCCGGACGTGCGGCCCATGAGGCCCTCTTTGTACTGCTCCTGAATGTTGTCGGAGTCGTGGAACAGCCCCTTCACCTCATTCATGAACTGTACTTTGCTAGCAGGCGTCAGGAACGCCGAGCGATTGCCGACAGGGGCCAGCGCCTCCGTCAACGACTGCCCGCCCTGAGCGAACTGCAGGAACGTGAGCTGCGTCGAAGTCGTGCCGACGTAGTTCGCGATGCTCTTGTACGCAACGGCGAGCGCGTCGCCCTCGATCTTCGCAGCCAACTGCGCCATCGCAGGCTTCAGCACTACATCGCTGAACTGATTCAGGTCCATCGTCAGTTCTTTCGACGTGAAGCTCACGTCGATACCGTACTGACTCGAGACCGTGAGAGCCGTGCTGCTTTCTACGTGGTCGTTCGCTGTGTAGGTAGCGTTCGTCCGAACGGCGTAGCGCGGCGGACGGCGGACGTAGATCGTCGTGCCGACCTTGCCATCGCGACCGTCAGCCGCGAATCGGTCCTCGTACGTTCTGTTGGTCGCGCCAACAAACGACAGTTGGCCGTGAAGAACCCGGAGCGCCTCTTTCGTGATGACGGTCGGGGTAAGGATTGAGTTAGCCATGTGAGTTCCCTATTACGATCTGCGGGCCTTTCGTTCCGCAGCCAATTCCTTTTCCCGCAACTTTGCCCACTCATCACCAGGCAGTTTCAGAGCCTCCGGGTCCGTCGATTTCATTCGACTCCCAGGCTCTCGTGCCTCGATCTTGGGTGGCGGTGGCGGGGCCTTGCTGACAGGCTTCTCGCCCGCTAGCTTCCTCTCGGACGCAAGACGGTCCTCGATACGCTGTATTTCCCTGCCAGCCTTGGCTGGCGACATGTAGTACAGCTTGCGAGCGATGTCGGGATTAGTTCCTAGGTAGTACATGACCGCCCCTGGATCGTCCGAGTCGAGCAGCACGTCGGCCATCGCCTCAGAGACGGGGGTCTGTTCATTCACTACGTCGTAGTAGTCCTCGACATTCGTCGCGAACGCATCGACCTTCTCGTCGAACTTCGCCCTTCGCTGAATCGCTTCGTGCTCCGATCTGTACCGCTCGGCCGCTGCTCGGGCCGCTTGGTCGGCCTTCGCCTCGACACGCTTCAGAACGTATGCGGAGTACTGCTTTTCATCGAAGTTGAAATCCGCCAGACCTTTCTCCGGCTCCTCCCGCGTTTGCGGTGCAGGTGCCTGAGTCCGGCCCTCGAGCAGGGCGAGCAATCGCTCCTCTCGCGCCTCGGCGGCTCTGCGAGCGTCTGTCAGTTCCTTGATCCGCTTTGCTACGCCTCGGGGCTCATCGCTCTCCGGTTTCGCTGGCGGCTCTACTGCCTCCGTTGCTGCCCCATCCGGGGCCGTAACGGGTTCACTTTCCACGGGCAATGGGATGCCCTCAGGGTTTACCTGATCCATGTGATTCGCCTCTATCGGAGCGACCCGGTTTAGCCCTGTGAAACGCTCACAGGTAAGCGGTTGAGCCCTACTGGATGCCGGTAGGTGCGGTCTCGTACTCGGGTTCTGCCACCAGTTCGCCGTTCACGCGGCGCGCACGGATGCGCACGGGCTTGGGCTGCGGCGGCACGAATACTTGTGTCTGCTGCTTCGCCATGATCTCGGCCAGCGTCGCGAGCGATTGCTGCTGGAACTCGGCCGCCATCTGCTGAATCGCCAGCACGGCCTGCTGGACTTCGGTCGAGAGCGAGGCACGGTCGTTGGTGGCGTCCGTCTGAGCCTGGCCGACCGACGACTGCGCCTCTCGCAGCGTGAGATCGGCCTGGGCCTTCACGATCTTCGCCATCTCCTTCTCGACCATCGCGCTGAACTGCGCCTCTTGGGTCTTGAGGTTCGAGATCGCGACATCGACCTGGCTGCGCGCCTTCTCGGCCTCGGCCTTGCCCTGCTCGACCTCTTGCGCGGCGGCCTGAATCATCTGCGTCTGCTGCTGCACGATCTGCATCGCCTGCGCGACCTGCGCCATCGCAGCCTGCGCTTCTGGCGGGATGCTCTTGCCTTCGTTGATCTGCTGCTGAATCGCGGGCGGCAGGATCGACTGCCACCGCTTCGCCACTTCGTCGGCATAGGGCAGATCCATCGCCTTGAACACGAGATCCCCCGCCACCTGCATCAACGCGGGGTTGCGGGAGCCGAGTTCGCCGTAAATCTCTGCCGCCTCTTGTCTCTGTGTGGAGAACGATGGGCCCGTGGTGACCGTCACGTCGTACTTACCGACACTGAGATCGTTCACCCGAACGGCACGACCTGTTGCCGGGTCCATCACGACGGTGTTCACCTTGGCGTAGTCCTCAGCCCCATCCGCCCCGATGACCCGAAGCTCACGCTCGGAGTCGTAGATCCGTGGGATGAGGTCGATCAGGATCTCCCACGTACGCCGCACACCTTTGGAGATGTTGTCGGGGAAGTTGTACGTCACCAACTGCGCTTGGTTCTGCTTACGCGCAATCGCGATCCCGGACTTCTCGCCAGACTCCTGGCCGAACGAGGTCTCGTGTAGACCTGTGACATCGCGCAGATCCTGCGCAGCCATCTGAGAGACAGCCATCAGTGCTGCGGGGATCTCGACGCCCCCAGCGCGTTGTGGAGCGGCTCCGCCGTTCTTGGGGTCGGGGTTGTAGAGCTTATAAGGGAAGTTCTTCTTGTGCGCCTCGGCCCACAGCTCCGTGTGGCCTCGAGCCTGCTCCGGCGTCGCCCAGAAGTACTCCTTCGGCGCGCCTGCGACAGTCTCATCGCACGAAGTTCTGTTGATGTTGTAGGACTTTTGAGCGTCCTTCGCGAAGCGGTGCAGGCCCCACCATTTCACCTCGCCATCTACCACTTTGTACTCGCCGTACACCATCACGAACGGGAACTGAGCCCCGGCCCAGTCCGCTTCCTCGAGGATCGCGTCACCGGAGGCGATGCACATCTTGATCTTGTGCGTGCGAGCGATCCGTGTGCGAATTGGGGTCACGCCCTGAGCCTTCAGCCCGCGAGCCTCATCACTCTCGGCATCAATGGTCATCGGGCCGTTCGGGCCCTGGATGAGCCAGATCTCTTTGTCGGCCGGTTCTTTGTACCAGTACTCGCAGATGCGGATTGTCTCGGAGTCCGCCCACTCGTCTTGATCGTCGAACTCGACGCTCTCCTCGAACTCGACGGGCTCAGCATCCGGCCAGCGGCTCTCGAACGAACGCTTCGAGATGCGCTCGGTGACAATCCAGTCCTCAGCGTCACGCTTGAGCACGTCCTGGCAGGCTGGGTCGACGTAGACACAGAACGGGTTCTTGAACGGCTTGATGATGATGTCTTGCTCAAACGCCGTGTCGTGCGAGTACTCGGTCGTCACGCGCCACGCAGCCATGCCCGCATCGACTTGGTACTCAGCCGCTTGGTCGGTCACCGTATCGAAGTCGGAACTGTTAGCGATGTTGCGGCACAGGCCTTCGTACAGTTCAGCCGTCTTCTTGTCCCCGCCCTCGACCGCTCTGACCTTGCCCTGCGGACGATTCGCACGGATCTCGTTGATGACCCTCTTGCCGTTGATCCTGACCTTATTGAACTCGAAGCACGGACGATTGCCGCGCTCCTTGCGCATGTTCTCGTCCCACTGCGCGCCCGGTTCATTCGCGAATTTGAGATCCTCGAGAGCCAGGCGACGGTTCTCTTGATCCGCCTCGCTCATGACCTTGTAGCGGTCGCGGATACGGCGCAGGAGATCCGCCTTCTTGCTGCTTTTCTTCTGTGCCTTCTCTTTCACGCCGCATAACTCCCGCGCAGTGAGGCGTATACGTCGCCTATCACTCCGCTGTCGTTGGTCATCTGGTCGGCCACTAGTGCCATGTAACGGAATCCGTCGGCTCCGTGGGACTCGTCGTCATGCACTGGAGTTGATGCCTGACCCTCGCTGTTAACTCGTCTGCGGTATCGCCCCAAACGACTAAGCAAGTCGCTCGCGTGTGTTCGGTCCACGTAGACCCGGCCAAAGACCTCGCGAGCCTTTCGGATGCCCTGCTCAATATCCACATTAGGGACGATCTCCACATCCCAACCCAGTGCTCGGAACTGCTCCTCAGCACTCGTGCCAGTAACGTGTCGCGCTTTGCCGTCATGGGGTAGGTACAGCTTCCCGTAGTTGAGAGCGAGGTCTTTAAGCTCTTGACTGTAGCTCGGGATGTATCTCTGCCGGTCTTCGATGTATCGAATGACCCGGATCTCAGACGCCACCCGCTGCACCAGCAGCAGACTCATGTAGTCGTTGAATCCGAGGTCGCACACCACATGCACCTTCAGCATCGGGTCGTACGGTGCGTTGCAGAGCCGCCCTGTGTTCTTGAGGGCTGCGACCTCTTTGTAGTAGATCGCGCCATCGACAGCCGGTCGGCACGCGCCGCCGTAGACGTGTGCGTACTCGTCTGGATCTTCCCGCGCCATCTGCTCGCGCCTCGCGTCGAGCACCTTGGAGCGCCAGGGGTTGTCCTCCCAGCCGATCTTGGTGACGATGGACTGCGGCGGGCTCGACAACACGAACTCGCGATAGATGAAGTCGGTGTCTAGGCCGGGGTTGAAAGTCGCCCAGATCTCGCTGCCCTCGGCCCGGATCGTCGGCTCGAGAATCCCCCACGACCGTTTCGTGATGGCCTGGGCCTCTTCCACCCAGCAGATCGTCGGCCGCTCAAACGACTTCAGGCTGAGAGCCGTCTCAGCCGACAATCCACGGAACGCGAAGATCGTCCCGTTCTTGCCCTCGATGTAATCTCTCTTGACGGTGTAGAAGTCCTCAAGCCCCAGCGCCTTGATCTGGTCGCTGAGTAGCTGATGCACTGAGTCGGCAATCGACTTCTGCACCTCTCTCACGCACAGGATGCGCTCCGGCTTCGCTCGTCCTCGAGCAAGTGCCGCCCGAGCACACGACCACGACTTCGCCCCGTCTCGACCCCCGTACAGAACCTTGAAGCGGGCCCACTCAGCCGGGAACAGCGTCTCCGCTGCCTTGGCTGGAAGGTCAATCTGTAGGGCTGACACTGCGGATCAATATCTCGCTGGTGGTCTTGATTGAGGGGTCGTCCTCATCGCCGCCCACAATCGCTTGAGCGGGCCTCCCGTCGATCCGGTCCATGATCTCGCGCATCGCCCACTGCTCTTTGACATCAGCAGCGTCGAGCAAGGACTCGGCAACCTTCTCAAGTCCGGCAGAAGCTGTTCCATACCGGCGCGCAAGCACCCGTCTTAGGGCCTGCCGGAACTCTTTGCCCTTGGTGGCGTTCTGGTTGCCAGGTTGTCCGCCGCTTTCCACTTGAAACGAGTCCTATCACGTTGTTCCGTAAAGGTTTTCTATGCGCCACTGCCGACTGCCGCGCATCTGGTCACTGAGGCCCGTGTCAGCCTCGACGGTTAACTGCTTCCACTCGTACGTGTTGCCGTCGTCGATGATCTCGTTTTCGACTCCGGTCACGGCGATGGTCACGCTCGAGCCCGGTGTGACGCTGGTCCAGTCCTTGACCGTCGTTCGTGTGGTCAGGCAGTCGATGCGGTAACGCACACTCGCCGGAGTGTCGGCTGCTGCTGTAGAGCGGACACGGAACACGGCCGTAGCCGTGAGCCCGCTGCCCTCGAGCAGCTTCGTCTTCTCGATCTGGATGGCGACTTGGTCTGACATGGTTAGTGCAGGAACATCATGGTTGCTATTAGGAGGAACTCTTCTTCCTCCGCCGCTTTCCTCAGCTCTCGATCTAGTGCTTCCAGTGCCGAGAAGTTCCCCTGCCTCAGGGCTCGTGCGTAGGCAGTCGCGACTTTCTCGCTGTAGTCTTTCGCGGCCTCGAGATCCGCGTGAGCCCGCGCTAGTTCTCCGAGCCTCTGTAGCTCTTTGCGTCGCTCGTCCTCAGCCTCCTGAACTCTCAGGAGTTGCGCGATCTCTCTTGAGGTCTCATCGGCAATCTGCGCCGACTCGGTCTCGAGCCGCTCGCGCTCCCGCTCCCGCTCCCTGCGCCGCCGGAGTTCAATCTCGTACTCGTTGTGGAACAGCCATCCGCCAGAGGGCTGCTCGGTCGGTGTCTGCGTCTGCGCGGCGAGAACCCCCGCCGCGTCGAAGGTGAGACTCGAGACGCCTAGCAACTCGCCGCTGCCGGTGAGCACTCCGGTCGCAGTGAACGACAGCCCCGCCGTGCCGCTCAGGGCTCCGGCGGATGCTGATGTCAGCGTGCCGCTGCCACCGAACGTCAGGCCGCTCGAGCCGAGTAATGCCCCGGCCCCGGTCAGTGCGCCGGACGGAGTGAACGAGAGAGCGGCCGAACCGAGTAGCGCCCCTGAGCCCGTCAGTACCGCGACTGGCGTGTACGTGACCGACGCCGCGCCGAGCAACGAGCCCGCGCCGCTCAATGTCGCGGTCGGAGTGAATGTCAGGCCAGCCGATCCGGTCAGCGCACCGGACCCCGTGAGCACAGCGACTGGGGTGAATGTCAGCCCCGCGCTGCCCGCAAGCGCGCCCGACCCGGTCAACGACCCGGTCGGCGTAAAACTGAGCGAGGTCGAGCCTGTCAGATCGCCGCTGGCGGCGCTCGAGAGCGTGCCGCTCACGCTGAACGTGAGAGCACTCGTTCCCGACAGAGCGCCCGATCCCGTCAGCGCGGCAGTCGGAGTAAATGTGACCGCGCTCGTGCCGGTCAGAGCACCCGCGCCCGTTAGGGTTGCGGTCGGCGCGAAACTGAGCGCGCTCGATCCTGAGAGCGCCCCCGACCCCGTTAGGGTGGCAGCAGGGGTAAACGTCAGCGTCGATGCGCCCGCCATTCGCGCGGTGAACGCACCAGATACTGCAAACGTCAGCGCAGCCGCGCCGATTAGAGCACCAGCACCCGTGAGAGTTGTGCTCGATCCGAACGTGAGCGATGCCGTTCCGGTCATCTCCCCTGAAGGGGGAGCGTAACTTGGGATTAGCTGCGCCCGTGGGATGTAGCGCAGCATCCACGGCCGCAGAAATAGCGCCATGGCTAACCCCTAGTGCGTTCTAGATCGTCCAGCAGTCCTAACGCGCTCCAATGTCTCGACACGTCGCCTGCGTTTCGTTTCGCTTCTTTCGACCGAAACCGTAGCCATTGGCTCATTTGCAAGCCGGTTTCGTAGTCCATCGTTAACGTCGAGTTGCCCACGTGCAATTTGACTAGCTCGCCGTCACACTCGACCGCTATGCGCTGGCGTTTCAGCACGTCGCGCTTATTACTTCCGAACATGGGATGATCTAGTCAACGGTGATGTCGAGGGCCCCGGCAGCGAATGAGGGTGTCACGCCGTTGCTCACCGTCAACGACGACGTACCCGAGAACAGCAGATTGCCCGTGCCGCTCGAGTCCGTGCCGATGCCAAAATGGGTCACGGTCGAGCCAGTAACACCGCAGGCCGCAAACGTAATCGCGTTATCGTTGTCCGTCACGCCTGACGCATGCGTCCATTGCGCAGCCGCGCGAGCAACGCTCACTCGAGCATAGTTCGTATAGGCGCTCTCGCTCGTGGTTTGAGTACCGGCCTCGCCAGGATCGCCCGTGTGCAATGAAATGTAGAACACACCCGCCGTTGCCGAGCCGCGCAAGCCTCCGGCGTCACCGATGAGGGTGTAATCCGTATTCTCAAAAACGAGCCGCATGATGCCCGCTTCAAAGCCGTTTGATGCACTCATTTAACCGAACTCCTCGACATATAGGGTCCCACTGATTGTCAGAGAGTCAGCAGGTGTAGTAGCCAGTTCCACAGTCGCGCGCCGACTGCCTGTGAGTTCAACGCAGAACTCAGGCGGCAGAATCAATTGATACGGCACGCGGATATTCCAGTTGTCGGCATGGTGCGTGACGATTGTTCCAGTGTTGGCTTTGGTGGTGTTGTTCACTTCCGCCGAGAACCCGGCGGCTGCGTCCGTCACGTTGACGGGAACCGGCGTCGGAGCCGAACCACCAGAACCGGACACTGTCGCGCCGGACTTGATAATGACCGACAGACCTTCCTCGGCCGCGTCGCCAACGTCGCTGGACTGCGAGAGATACAGCGCGCGTAGTCGGCAGTTTTTACCGGCCGCTGCTGTGATCTCGAAAAAGTCCTGCTGTGCCGTCACGGCCACGCCAGTAAACGACACGGTGTAAAACCTGCTCATGTGTTACCTCAATGCAGCAGCAGAGGCGCAATGCTGCGCAGATAAACGAAACTCGTGGACGGTCCCGCAGTGCCTACGGTCCATCGTGGCGTCTGTGTGTAAGTGTCGAGCGCGGTCGATCCGGCGTAGACGCGAAAGTCGAAGTAGTCGCCGTCGCTCGGTGCTGAACTCAGCGCCACCAACCACTCGACCTCGGTGTAATCGTCCGTCGTGATGTCGATGGCGTCGCCCGTTTCGCTGTTTTCGTCGTCCCAGCGGCGACCAGTGACGAAATCGCTCGTCGTTTTACCGCTCGGCGCTGTGAGGCGCGCCGTCGTCGCTTCGCCGCCAGCCGTGATGTTGCTCGACGTGTCGACGTAGACCTCGTTAGATGCCCCTGTGATACGCACGCGGAGCACGAATCCTGGGCCGCGCACGTTCGTCGTCGTGCCGCCCGCCGTAGCTGTCAACGTCACCGCACCAGAGCCAGAGCCCGACGACACGGCCGCCTCGACGATAAAGCCGCCGATGTCGTTTCCGGTCGTGCTGTCCGGTTCCTGCACCTCGGTCACTGTCCCGAACGTCGTACCAGACTGAGACAGCGCCTCGGCCGAGAACTGGCTCGGCGTCGTGACGTCGGTCGGTATGACCATGCCGGCCAAGATGTAGTCGCCGGCCGCAATGTCGATTGAGCCTGTGGCTATCGAGACGTTGCCCGCGCTCGTGTCCTTACCTACTGCCCCGGCATAGCTGAGCGTGCCGGTGTCACTCGCCTGTATGCGGTAGATGTTGGCCCAACATACGTTATTGGTGCCGACCGTCACCGACAGCGTGCCGGACTCTGAGCCCGACACGGTGTCCTTGGTGTACACGTAAATATTCGTGTTGCCGGTATCGGCACCGAGCGTCGTCGTATAGCCGCCCGTGTTGCCATCAGTCGCGCCCGTGTTCTGGGCTTGGAGCGTCCACCCGCTCGGCGTCGTGACCGTGCCGCCGTTCGCGCTGCTCGGCTTCTGGCCCACGACCAGCACTAGCGCCGAATTGGCCGTGATTCCACTCGGGTAGGTCGGCGCGACACTCGTGCCGCCGCTCGCGGAGTAGGCGATTGTGCCCGCTGCGCCGAATGACAGCGTGGGCGAATTCACGGACCCTACCGGAACCGGAACATATCCGCCGGTCCCGTTTTTTTGGTATCGCAACGTGTAGGCGGTGCTGTCTGCGTCGCCGGTCGAATCGACCAGCAGCCGCACCAAGCGGCTCTGCGTGTCCGGCAGAGTTATGCTGGTATCCTGAGCCGCTTCCCATGTGTGGGCAGATTCAGACCCGTCGTCTACACCCCAACGGTACCCTTCTTGCTCGAGCGTCGCTGTGCTGTACGTGACGATCAGTTCCGGCCGTTGGCCGTCGGTGCCCTCAGAAGACACGACCTCAAAATAGTTTGCTGAGTCGGTCAGCAGCCAACCGTAGTTTGGGTTGGTGCCGTTGACCCAATTTTGCACGTCACTGATTAAACCGGCCGCTTGGTAGCTCACGTACCCGGTGCTGGTGCCGTGATTGATTGTGGCGCTGGACGCTGCTGCGTCAGTTCCGGCCGCCGCGCCAGCAGTGCCCCAGTTGTTGCCAGTGGAAAAGACGTTCCACGTCGCCTGATTCTCGACCCAGTTCCGCAGAACGCGTGAGAAGATTGTACTGCCGGCGACCGGGCTGCCAACCGCATAGAGCCGGACCGTCACGTCGGTTACGGTCGCGTTGCTTGGGATGTTTGACAGCCCACTGAATTTTATTAACGGCTTTTCGTCGTTAAACGACGAACTGGTCATTGGCGATGCGCTGCCGAGATTCGTCGTCGGCGTGCTTACGTCGATTTCGCAGTCCTCGACGCCGGTGTACGTCCCGGTCGTGTTGTCGGTGATCGTTGCGACGGTCACGTTATAACCCTACGCGCGCCCACCCGACGCTCGACGTGCGCATCGGGTTATGCTCTCGAATGCCTAACACGATCAGACGTTTCAGAAAGTGCGTGCGGTTCAGTCCCAGTGCCTCAGCCGCTTTCGCGTTCGAGCCGTGCTCAGCAATCGCCGCGATCAGTGTCTGCCGCTCCCATTCCCGGCGCATTTCACTGAAGCGGCTCATCAGCCAAATCGGTGCTGCAACATCGCACGGACCCAAGCCAGAACGACATCGACAATCGACGGCGGATTCGGCGCGGAATAGCTGCCAGTTTTGCAGGACACGTTCGACGGCCCGCTCGTTAAGCCGCCTTTCGCGGCCGTGGTCGTCGTCTTGGCGCGATAGCACCGGCTGACGCCTGCCGCTGGATCTGGGACCGTTGCCGATGTGGCAGCGCCTGCCACCACCTGCGAACCTGCGACCGAAACGAATGCCGAGGTCGTTGCCCACTCGATGGTCGTTGAGGCAATGTCAGCCGAGGCCAACACGGTGCCGTCCGTATAGCTCGTGGGGTTTGTCCACGTCACGACGGCGGCTTGACCTGCGAAACTGACGAGCGCGAGCAGGGCTGCGAGGTATCGCATGATGTTCTCCTAACGAATAAAACGCCCCTTATGCCGGGGCGTGGCGCTCCGCTGTCACCCGTAGGTGCGCGAGATGGCGCAAAAAAAAACCCCGCTCAGTGGCGGGGCAATGAACGCGCATTTACTCGGGGCGAGCGAATGCGCTGAGATGGCCGCTATCGTATCAGACCTGGCAGATGTTGCAAGGCATGGAGATGATGACCTACGAGAATACGTGCTTGGCGGAGCATTGCCGCCACCCGCTGGACGTTGTAGCCGACCTCGTCCGCGATCTCCGACTCCGAGAGTTGTGAGGGGTTGAGGTAATACCTAGCGACCACGCTCCAGTAGTCCGGTCTCGCCGCCCGCATCTTCGCGACCGCTTTCTCGGTGAGTTCGATCTCCGGGGTCGGCTCACCGTCGTGGGCGTGGTCAAGTCTCTGGCGCAGGTAGCCCGCAGCGGTCCCCTCGGCCCCTGGGGCTGGACACCGCGCCCACCGACCCCAGGCCAGCATGAGCAGGTGGATCTCGCGCGGCTCGTCAGTCACTGCGGCTCCTCGTGGTTCTCGACGTTGACCAGTAGCGAAAACTTTTCAATGACCTCCTCGGCCATCTCGTACCGGCGTCGCCACTCATCACGCTCTTTCAGAGCCTCGGCGTACCGTTCCTGCAAAGAGCAGTAATCACAGTTGCACTTCATGCCGCTTGCTCCCCCGGAAGCTCGAGCACGATCCCGAACTCGGCCATCCGACGTACGAACCACTCGACGAACTCCGCGAACTCGGCCGCGCTCAATGCCGAGCTTCTGCGGAGCGGCTTGAGCCGTCGCTTGCCCAGCCCCGACATTTCCTGCCACCCGAAGCACTCCCCGAGCGCCCACTCGTGCAAGTCGTCCTTGGTCCACCCCGCGAGCGTCTCTCCGCCCCTCTCAAGCACGTCGGCGTACAAAGCCCACAGGAGCGCGTTCTGGTCGTTGCTGCGCTTGGCGTAGGGCTCCACCACTACGCGCCACTTGCGATCCGTAGGCAGGCTGTACAGGTGGCGCATGAGCTTGCCGATGGCCTCAGTGCGATCCAGAGAGCCCGGCAAAACGAACGAGTCCTTCACGGCCGCATCTCCCGCTCGTTTTTCAACTCGCGCCACGCCGCCACATACCGCCGCCGCAACGTGAGCAACCCGTCTCGAGTCCAGTGAACCGGCTCGTTGTCGTTCTCAAGCGCCTCGACCCTTTGCAGGCCGATCTTGCCGATCAGCGCCTTGCGGTATTCCACAATGTTCCCGCTCAGGTACGTGTTGCACTGCTCGCATTGCAGGTGGCAGTTGTCCTCGTTGAATCTGAGGTGCGATGCCGCTGCCGTGGTTCGGTAGTGCCCCGCGTTAACTTTTGCGCCGCTTGAACGACCGCACGATATGCACGGCTGGCCGTAGTCTCTCTCGCGGATAAACCGGTTAAATTCGCGCTGAACCTCTTTGAGGTACTGGCTGATCGTTTTATTCTTGACCCGGTACTCGCGCCGCTCTTCCTTCACGGCCTTAGCGACCGTCTTAGCGACCTTGTGCGGCTGGCTCCGTGCGTAGGCGATGGCGCATGTCGGTGAACAACACGCTTGCAACGTGTTTCGCGGCTCAAAAAAGCGTTTGCACATCCGGCACTTTTTCTGCTTGACGGACTCGCGCGAGGAATCGCTCATGGATTGCTTTCCAGCACTTCCGGCCGGTGCTCGGATGACACAACCACATCCGGCGCTTCTTGATCCCAAAGAGGTACGGCACGATCTCGACGCCGACCACGCTGTGGCGGTGGCAGTGTTCGCACGTTTCGCGCATAGCCCCAACCCTTCACCGCCACTTTCACGATCCCCTTGCCGTGGGGGCTTTCCTCTTGCCGGACGTTCTCAAAGTGCACCCTCGTCGAGTCGCTACGTATTGCGCGCATGGTCGCGTTCATGCAGGGCTTGCAGCGGGACTTGTAGGTTTGACGCCCGTCCAACAGCCCGGACTTGGCGAACTCTTCAAGCGGTCGCTCAGTGCCGCACGTCGTGCACTTCTTCACGCCAGCCGCCCCCGGATCTTCGCGATCCACGAATCGACCCGCTCGGGGCTCGCTTGTTTGTCCGGGGCTGGAAGCGCGCGACGAAGCTCGTCCGGTGTCGTCGGCACGCCGAGGTAACTCTGTGGCGGTTTGTGCTTGCAAGCCGCCACGAACTGCGTGAGGTTGGCGGGAAACTCGCGAGCTTGTTTCGCAAGCTGCCCCAGCCCTCGACGGCACTCGTCGTCGGTGAGCTTCGCTATCGCCGCCGTCCACATCGGGTTCGGCGCATCACCGTAGGCGGCGGTGAAGGCCCCCGTGCCGTAAAGTTGCTTCATGGCGTGCCAGACCCTAGCGGCACGCTGATCGGCGTCAGATTGTGGCGGGGTCGATGCCCCGCTCTCGCGCCCAGTCGTCGAGGGCCTGCTTTGATCGCTCAAACGCTGTAACGCGTGTTTTAGGTTGGCCGTTTCCATTGGTTGAATCCTTCGGCTCAAATAGGCCTTGGTAGCCATTGCGGACGCTGTAATCGACGATGGCCTGTTGCTCGGTCTGCGCGTGCTTCGCGAGGAACTCGGTCAACTTCCTGATGGTGGGCTCGCGGTAGCGAGGGAGCTTTCGCTCGGCTCGGTATCGAACCCACTCAGCCCATGCAGTCAGATTCAGATCGTCGGGTAACGGGGGAAGCGGCGCAGCCGCGTTTCCCTTCTTCTCTTCTTCTGTGTTTGTGTTTGTGTTTGTGTTTGTGTTTGAGGGCGGGACAGCGCGGGACTCGTCGGGACACGTCGGGACACGCTCCGCCCGCTTACGTTCTGCGTCGGCACCGGACTCCGTGCGCCTGGCGTCGAACGCAGCCTTGCGAGCCTTGTCCCTGTACTTGCTGTGGTTGACGACGCGCCAGCCCCAGGGCCGTGCCGGGTCGATGAGCACTAATCGAGCACCGCCGTGCTCTTGCGACCGCGAGTACGGATCGGGCTCGCAAAACCGAGCCATGCAAGCCACAACCTCGGCCAACGGCAGGCCGGTCACGCTGGCGATGAAGGTGGGCGTCTTATCGACCAGTCCGTGGCTGTCGGTGAGGGACAGCACGATGGGCCACAGCCCAACATCGGGCCATCGCCCGCACAGCGTCCCGCTGGTGAGCGAATCGAATAATGGCGTGTAACCCATTGCTATACGGGCAGATTGTCGAAATCAATCGGCATCGAGACGACCGGTCGGATCGAGTTCGCCGGGCGTGCTGCTGCTGCCGCGATCTGCCTGGCGATCAGCCGCTCGTTGACGGGGTATGCAGGGCGGCGCAGCGGTTGGTATGGCCCGACGAGGGGGCGACGGAGTGCGTTAAAGAGTTCGCGGAGTTTCATCTTTCTCTCCTGGCACGCGGGTTGCAGTAGTGTTTTTGTTCGGGGCGATCTGGCGGGGTTTTCCCGCGAGAAATTCCAAGATTTGGAAAATGAGC